CTATGAGATGTGGCTTGAGGGCAAGACGACGGACCTCATCGCGTTCCGCGCGGGTCGTGAGTTCCGCGAACCGCTCGACGTCGCCCGCGTCAAGCTCGCGATCAAGCGGCAAGAGTCGGAATACCGGCGTCGGATGAACAAGGGCCGAGGCAAGGTCGAGCAGACGATCCGCCTCGAACGTGTCGCTCGGTTCGCGGCCGAGCGGTCGGAAGAAGCGGGGATGCAGCCCGAAGCCGTCGCGAAGCTGATGCGAGCCCAGATCGAGGCGGAGAAGCAGCTCGCCCTGCTCCACGGGCACTACGCGCCGACGCGACATCAGGTCTCGACCGAGAGCGAAATCACAGTCGTCGCCCGCGAACAGAATCAACGCATGCTGATGGACCCGGAATACCGCAAGAAGCTCGCGGAACTCGAAATCCATGCCATCAACGCCAACAGCGAGGCTACTAACGCCCGCTGGATTCGCCCACAAAGTGTCTCGGGGTCGGTGGGTTTGCCCGCCGCACCTGGCGATCCTCAACGAACGGTGCATGGCGCTGGCGGCGCGGGAGATCATGGCCCAGGCGACGTTCCTCCCGCCTCGCCACGGCAAGAGTGAGTTCCGCTCGAAGTATTTCCCCGCCTGGTATCTCTGCAACTTCCCTAATGACCGGATCTTGCTGGCGAGCTACTCCTCCGACTTCGCCGCGGAGTGGGGAGCCAAGGTCCGCGACATCATCGAGGAATGGGGAGAAGAGCTTTACGGCATCAAGGTCCGCTCCGACCGTCGCGCGGCCGATAGCTGGCAGATCGACGGCCACGAGGGGGGGATGCAGACGGCGGGCATGGACGGCCCGATGACGGGCAAGGGAGCCAACCTGCTTTGCATCGACGACCCGATCAAGACCCCCTCTGAGGCGATGAGCCCGACGATCCGCCGCAAGCAACGCGACTGGTACATCGCCGCCGCCGACTCCCGGATGGAACCGGGCGGGATCAAGATGCTGACGATGACCCCCTGGCATCCCGAGGACATCGGAGGCTACATCCTCGAACACGAGCGCACCCTCTGGGACGTGCTCCGTCTCCCCGCGCTCGCCGAGGAGTATGACCCGAGCCTCCCCCCCAACTTCGGCGTCGGCTACGACAGCTTCGCGAACATGCCCGACCCTCTCGGGCGCAAGCCGGGTCAAGCCCTCTGGCCCGAGCGATACTCCGCCGCCGAACTCGCCGTGAAGCGAGACAAGGGAGCCGAAGGCCGGTTCTGGTTCGAGGCGCTGTACCAGTGCCGCCCCAAGCCTCGCGACTCGGGCATGTTCCTCGAAGAGTGGTTCACCGGGAACATGGTTGGCTCGGCGCCCGCCCGCGCCCGTCGCTGCCGACACTGGGACAAGGCCGGTACCGCGGGTGCCGGCGACTGGACGGCCGGGGTCAAGGTCTCGGTCCTCGACGGGATCTACTACGTCGAGGACGTCGTCCGGGGCCAATGGTCAGAGAACGCCCGACGTCGGGTCCAGCTCGAAACGGCCGAACAGGATGGCATCCTCTGTTGGGTCTCAGGCGAGCAAGAGCCGGGATCGGCGGGCAAGGACGCCGCGGCGTCCGAGGTCAAGATGTTCGCCGGCTATCACGTGACGATCACCCCATCGACCGGCTCGAAAGAGGTCCGTGCCCAACCACTCGCCGACCAGTGCGAGGCGGGGAACGTCAAGATCGTCCGCGGCCCCTGGAATCAGGCGTTCGTCCGCGAACTGTGCGACTTCCCGATGGGCAAGTTTGACGACCAGGTCGACGGCGCTTCGGGCGCGTTCAACCGTCTGGCGACCAAGCGAGCGGCATGCGGCCCGGTGGCCGGTGGCGAGTCCCGAATCCCCTCCAACTTCCCGAGCCAATTCTAATGGAATCCTTCTCGATCACGGCGGGAGCGGGCATGCCGGGGTCGGGCGTGGCGTTCTCGCTCCCCTTCGGCGTCGGCCTCGGTGGTGCCGAGCCGATCAAGCCGAACGAGAACCGCGAATATGTCGCGGGCGGCTTCGCGTATCTGCCCAACATCCCCTACGTCCTGAGCGGAGTCACCGACGACGTCGCCCGCGACTTCGGCCCCGACGTCTACGAGGCGATGCTCGCCGATCCGATCGTCATCGGCCACCTCCAAGCCCTGGTCATGGCCGTCCTCGCGGGCGAGATCGAAATCCTCCCGGCCATCCGCCGCAAGTCCGACGCGAAGAAGACTCCGCTCCCGGCCCGCGAGCCAACGCCTGCCCCGGCCGTCGCCCCCGCCTCATCCACCGACCCGGCCGCACCCCCCGGCGCGGGCCCTGCTCCGCCCGCTCCCGAGCCGAAGCCGGTCGAAGACCCCGAGTATGATCTCGCGGTCGAGATCCGCGATTACTGCCTCCGCCAGAAGGATCGGAGTCAGACCGACTTCAAGAAGATGCTCTTTCAGCTCCTCCAGGGGGCGTTGCTCGACGGCCACAAGCTCGTAGAGAAGGTGATGGAGATCCCGGTCGACGGGATCGACGCTGGTCATCTCTGCCTCAAGGATCTGAAGGTCAAGCCCCGCTGGTCGTGGCGATTCGTGGTCGACAGCTTCCTGAACCCGCTCGGGGTTCTGACCTTCGACCCCGCCGAACAGAAATACGTGGTCATCCCGGCCTCGAAATACGCGGTCCTGACATGGCTCCCCCGCGACTCCGACCCGCGCGGCCGGTGCCATCTCCGCGCGGCCAACAAGGCGTGGAACGTCAAGCAACTGCTCTGGGCACAGTATTACGCCTTCCTCACGCAGTTCGCGTCCCCGAGCCTGATCGGCAACACCGACCCCGAGGAACTCGACCAGCCCGCGACCGACCCGAAGGGCAACCTGATCGCCGACGCGCCCCCGGTGAGCCCGGCCCAGCGGATGGCCGCTCAGGTGGCCGTCTACCGCAACGGCTCGTACATCATCCTGCCGCCGAACGCGAAGCTGGTACCGCAATGGCCCGAAGGTGACGGCGAGACCTTCCTCAAGGCGATCGACTTCTGCGACCGACAGATGGCCTTCGCGATCCTCTACTCAATCCGCGCGACGATGGAGTCCAAGTTCGGCTCTCGCGCCGACAGCGAGACCTCCCAGGACCAGGTCGGTCTCATCATCCGCTACGCTCGCGACCTCTGCGAGACGCTCCTCGAAGACGACGTTCTTTACCCGCTCGTCGAGGCGCGATGGGGCAAGGACGTCGCCGATCGGCTCACTCCCAAGGTTCTCGTCGGCAAGACCGAGCATCAGGACTTCGCGAGCTATGTGCATGCAATCGCGAATCTGATGACGAGCGGGTATCTGACCGAGGGCCAGCTCCCCGAAATCGACTCGCTTCTGGGCCTCGGGGTTCGAGGCGTCGATGAAGAACCGCTCATGTATCGCCAGAACGCCTCGCCCGAGCGTCCGACGACGCCCCCGGTCAAGGCGGACGGCCAGATCAAGACCGGACCCCAAGGCGACCCGAAACCGGCGAAAGGCAAGCCCTCATGAGAGCGTATCAATACATCCTCTCGCAAGTCTGGGCGATCCTCCCGGAGACCCTTGAACTCGGGATGAACATAGCGCTCCGAGAGAACGACGTCGAGGCCGTCCAGGCTCGCGACGGCAAGCCGATGGATCGGACCCGGACCGCCTCGAAACGCGGATGCGTCGCGGTCATCCCGGTCTGCGGTCCGATCTTCCGTTATGCGGATATGTTCACCGATCTTTGCGGTGGAGCGACGGTTGACGCGATCGCCAAGGATCTTCACGCCGCGCTCGACGACGACTCGGTCGATGCGATCGTGCTGGAGATCGACAGCCCCGGAGGCCAGGCGGCGGGCATCGGCGAGCTTTCCGCGATGATCCGCGAAGGGACCAAGCGGAAACCGATCGTCGCCTATGCCTCCGCGCATGCCTGCTCGGCCGCGTATTGGATCGCCGCCGCCTGCTCCGAAGTCGTCGCCGCGCCCACCGCGATCCTCGGATCGATCGGCGTCGTACTCGCCTACCCGACCAAGGGAGACGGCAAGAAGTCGGTCGAGTTCGTCTCGTCGCAAAGCCCCAACAAACGCCCGGACCCCTCGACGGAAAAAGGTCGATCCGAGGTCCAGCGCACCGTCGACGACCTCGCGAGCCTCTTCATCGGGGCCGTCGCCGACTATCGCGGAACGACTGTCGAGGCCGTCGAGGCGAACTTCGGCCAAGGCGGTCTCCAGGTCGGACAGCGAGCCGTCGATTCCGGGATGGCTGATCGTCTCGGGACGTTTGAATCCGTCCTCTCCGAACTCACGGCGACGTCCCAGCAACGCCGCAACTCCACGAACCCGGCCGGGCTGGCGGCTACGACCCCTGAAAGGGTGAACACGATGGCAGACGAGAAGATCGACGCGGGGGCCGTCGCCGGCATGGACGACCTCCGCAAGCAAGTCGCGATGCTCCTCGACCAGAACAAGGCGATCCTTGCGGAGAACGTGACGATCCTCAAGGAACGGATCGACGTCGAGGCCAACGCTTACGTCAGCGCCCTCGTCCACGGCAAGCAGATCCTCTCGGCCGAATCGCCCGCGATCAAAGCGGCGTTCGTCCAGTCCTCAGTCGACGACAAAGCCTCGCCGATCGCGGGTTCCTCGCGTGTCGACATGCTCAAGTCGCTCTACGCCTCGCGCCCCGCGCACGCCCTGACGGACCCGGCCGTCACCGACTCGGCCCGGATCGAGCAGGATCTCGCCGAAGGCAGGATCAAGGTCGTCGAGACCGGTCCGCCCAAGGTTCCGACCCGGCCCGAAGACGTGTCGAAGTCTCGGCTCGCCGCGCTGATGAACCTGGACCCCGAACTCGCCCGCCACGCTCCCAAAGTCTGACGTCCCTCCTCGGCTGATCTCCTCTCCACCCTATCGACTTCGACCCATCACCTGAACCCCGCTCACGCGGGGAGGGGCATCCTATGGCCATGGATCAACCGACTCTCCGCGCGACGATGCGGGTTCTCCAGCCCGGCGTCGCTCACATTCCGCTTCTGTCGCAGGAATTCACGTTCCAGCCGAATCTCGTCGTCCCCTACGGGACGCTTCTGATCCAGGTGGCGGCGGCCGTCAACGACGTCCAGACGCTCTCGATGACGAACACGCCGACCTCGGGCGGCGTCCTCGTCACCTTCACCAACCCGATCACGCTCTCGCAGCTCACGGTCACGGTCCCCTACAACGCCACGGCGGCGGTGGTCCTGGCCCTGATCGTCCCGCTCTTCGGGACGGGCAACGTCACGGTCGGCGGCGGAGCGCTTCCGGGATCGGCGCTGACGTTCACCGGGGCGTCGAGCCTGGCCGGGATGCCGATCCTGCCCGCGATCGTCGGGGCAAGCACGCTCGCCGGGGCGGGCTCGACTCCCGTCGCCGCGATCGTCCACACGACCCAAGGTCTCGTCCAGGGGTCGCTCACCCCTTACATCAACACCGGCACGCGCGTCGGCGTCTCGAAGTGGGATATCTCGACCGACCCCGCCGGCACGATCTACCAGGGCCTCACCGCCTCGGGCCTCGTCGGCGCGGCCAACTGGGGCGGCACCTACAAGACCGCTCCCGTGGTCATCAAGGGCGTCCTCAACGCCGCCGATCTCGTCGGCTTCGACTCGACCTCGCTTACGGCGGCCGTCGGATTCGCCCGCCAGCTTGTCGGCCCCACGATCAACCAGGGCCTGATCGAAATCCTGTAACGGCGGAGGGCGTTCGCCCGGCCCCGATCCCACTCCCTCCCTCTTGCCGAGGTCCACCGATGCAGCAATTCCTTTGGCCGACGAGCGCGGAAGTCACCGCGATCGAGCAGGCGTTCATCCAGGGGATGACCGCCGATGCCGCCAGTGATCCCGTCTTCGGGATGTTCCCGGTCGTCCCCAAGGACGTGACCACCCTGATCTGGGAGCAGCTCGACAACTATGCCGGACTCCAACAGGTCCGTGGCCTCGGCGGCGCACCCAGCCGCGTCCTCGCCGTGGGCGTCAACCAGTTCATGGTCAAGCCGGGTTACTACGGCGAGTTCTCGACCCTGGAAGAGGCAGAGCTGACCGAACGCCGTCAGATCGGGTCGTTCGGCACTCCGATCGACATCTCCGACCTGATCGTCGGACGCCAGCGACAGCTCATCACCCGCCGCGTCACCCGCTGGCGGAAGATGCTCTGGGACTTGCTGGTCTACGGCCAGTTCTCCGTCTACGACCCCAAGACGAACCAGCTCTCGCACGCCGATGGCTATACCCAGCGGACCTATGCCGCGTCGACCACCTGGGCGACCTTCGCGACCTCGACGCCGCTCCTCGACTTCCGCTCGGTCCAACTCTTCGGGCGCGGCTTCTCGGCGAACTTCGGCGCGTCGGCAACGGCGTACATGAACCGCAAAACCGTCAACAACATGATGCAGAACGGCAATGCGGCTGACCTCTACGGTCGCCGTAACAGCGGCTTCAGCACGCTCAACAGCCTGCCCGATATCAACAAGTTCTTCCAGGGCGACGACCTTCCCGAGATCCGGGTTTGGGACAAGGTTTGGCTCGACGACGGCAACGGCAACGCCAAGACCCTCTATATCCCCGACAACACCATCGTCGTGGTCGCTCCCCGCGACACCGGCGCTCGAACCGGCTACATGGCCCTGACCCGGAACGCGAACAACGCGGGACTCCAGCCGGGGGCCTACTCCAAGGTCATCGACATGGGCGAGCGGATGGTCCCCCGCGAGATCCAGGTTCACGACGGATTCAACGGCGCGCCCGTGATCGAGTTCCCGTCAAGCGTCATCGTCATGTCGGTCTGATCGACCCGCCTCCGCAACCACCCTTCCCGCGACTGCCGCGAGCGAGCCTCCCCCCCTCGCGGCCGTCGCTATCTCCACCCAATCATCCCCGAGGTGTCATCGTGGCCGTCGAAACCGCAACCGCAACCAAGACCGCCGCCAAGTTGGACGAGGCCGAGTCCCGCCCGGCCCGGCTCAATAACCTGTTCATCGTCAACGTCGAGATGCTCGGTACGCGAAAGCACACCGACCCGCCGCGCGACGCTTTAACCTCGGGCTTCGTCGCGCCCGGGGGCTATGACCGGGGCGAGATGGTCACCGAGAAGCAACTCAAGGCCGCCGATCCGAACGTCGATATCGACCGCCTCATTCGGATCAAGGCCCTGCTCCCGCGCATCGAGGTTGAAGGCGTCGGAATCGTCGCCGTCGAACGGAAGGATTGATCCATGTCCACCCCGACCCGGGCCGCGATCGAGTCCGAGCTGGTCCGCCGATGGGGCCGACACATGGCCCGCGTCGGGATGGACGGGACGACGGTCAGCGGTGCGAACCTCGACCTCAATATCCCGATGCGTGACGCGCTCCAGGTCGTCGGCGTCCTCACCGCCGATCCGATGGTCGTCGCGGATATCGATTGCCAGATCCTCACCGGCTCGATCCTCGCGCGGTTCCGCGTCGTTGCCGAGCTTCGGCTCGTCCAGCAAGTCATCAACCTCTGGGGTGAGGCCGAACTCTCGGTCGGGCGAGACCTCGACGTTGATCCCGCGACCCGCCAGAAGATCCTCGACGGGATGCTTCTCGGCCTGAAGCGTCGAACCGGCGAACTCCTCGAAGAGATCCGCAAGCCCCTGCGGACTCCGAACGCCCCGTTTTCCGGGACGCTCTCCTCGGGCGGACCGAATGAATACCCGGTCCCGTGCGGCCCGTTCCCGCCCTTCCCCTTTGAATACTGATCGGAGCCTCCGATGTCCGCTCCCGAGACCCCGGCCTCGACGACGCCTCCTTCCCCGAGCTATCGGATCATCGCCGACGACCTCCGCCAAGGCTGCTACCTCTTCCCCGCGCCTGGCGACACGACCCCGTTTACCAAGGGGCTCGTGGTCACCGAGGCCCAGCTCCACAAGACCTTCGGCTGGGCGAACCAGAACGGCGGCAAGATCGACGTCGACCGCCTCCTCGGCTTCGGCCTGATCGTCTCCGCGTCGGCTCCCGAGCCTCCGGCCGCCCCGGTCGCGACCGCCGCGCCGTCTCCCTCGCAATCCACCGCCAAGCCCGGGGCCTGATCCTCCTTCCACCCCTTCACGAAGGCGTCATTCATGAATGCGATCTACGACAAGGCTCGCGCCGCCTTCACGGCATGGGCGGCGGCGGGACTCTCGGCCCCGATCAACCTCGATACCGACACCATCAAGATGGTCGGCGTCACGTCGGCTTACGCCCAGAATATGGCGACCGACCAGTTCCTTTCGACGGTCGGGGCGAACACGGTCGGGACGCCGGTCGTCCTCACGTTCACCTCCGACACCGCCGGCGTCTGGAAGACGAGCACGATCCCGACCTTTACCGTGTCATCGGCCACCATCGCCGCCTGGCTGATCTACAAGGACACCGGCACCGCCGGAACAAGCCCGCTCATCGGCCGATATGACGGTCTGTGCTCGGTCACGACGGCGGTGCTCGCGAGCACGAGTTCAACCTCGATCACCGTCGACCCCCTCCCTTACGCCATCGCCTCGGGCGCGACGATGACCTTCGGCGCGGTCACGGTCACGCTCACCGCCGCCGCCTCGGTCGGAGCCCGCGCGATCTCCGTCTCCTCAACCTCGGGTTCGATCGCTCAAGGGACCACCGCAACCAACGCCCCGATCAGCGGAGCCAACCTCCCGATGGTCGTCGGGTCGACCTCAACGACGGTCACCGCGACCCCTGACGCGACCAACGGACTGTTCAAGGTTTAACCTCGGAGGCTCGCCGATGTTCACCCTCAAGGAGGCGACGGGGATCGTGCTCATCGTTACCGTCGCGGTCCTCATCGCATACGACATATGGGCGAGGGTCGTG